GCTGACTCAATTGAGTATGCAACAGATTTTTCAAAAATATACAACATTAACAATATTGATTATGTTAAAAACAATTTTTTAAAATTTGATACAGATGTAAAATTTGATTGTATTGTGTGCCAAGGAGTATTGCACCACATACCAGAAATTCAAACGGCCATAGACAACATCGATAGATTGCTATCGCCAGATGGAATTTTGATCTTGGGAGTCTACCACCCAATCGGAAAATTATTAAAGAATATCATAAGGTTAGATTACAAAAATTGGGTATTATACCAAGATCAGGAGTGCAATCCATTTGAGCAGTCTTTTACCAAAAACGCAATCAAACAAATGTTTTCAAATTTTGACCTGCTAGATCAATGGCCAACAAATATTGTCGGCCACGCAGTAAAAAATCCGCTTAGGTTTAGTCAAAGTGGAGGTTTAGTGGTTTACATTTTTCAGAAAACTGTGTTATACTAATTAATATTCAATAAAGGAATTATCATGGCAAAACCATTTGACGTATCAAAGTTCCGCAAGGAAATCACCAAAAGCATTGATGGACTATCGGTTGGATTTAACGATCCAACCGACTGGATCTCAACAGGTAACTATGCATTAAATTATCTTATCAGTGGGGACTTTAACAAAGGTATTCCACTAGGCAAGGTGACAGTGTTTGCTGGAGAATCGGGTGCAGGTAAATCGTATATCTGTTCTGGCAATATTATTAAGAACGCACAAGAACAGGGTATTTTTGTTGTGTTAGTCGATAGTGAAAATGCTCTTGATGAATCTTGGTTAAAAGCACTAGGTGTTGATACCAGCGAAAGCAAACTGCTCAAATTGTCCATGGCCATGATCGACGATGTTGCTAAAACTATTTCAACTTTTATGAGTGATTATAAAAACTTGCCCGACGGCGAGCGTCCCAAGGTATTATTTGTTATTGACAGTCTGGGTATGCTGTTAACGCCAACCGACGTAAACCAGTTTGAAGCCGGCGAAATGAAGGGCGATCTAGGTCGTAAACCCAAGGCACTTACTGCATTAGTGCGCAACTGTGTCAACATGTTTGGTAGTTACAATGTGGGCATGGTTTGCACAAACCACACCTATGCTAGTCAAGACATGTTTGATCCAGATGACAAGATTTCAGGTGGTCAAGGATTTATCTACGCTAGTTCTATTGTGGTAGCTATGAAAAAGCTCAAACTCAAAGAGGACGAAGATGGCAACAAAGTGTCGGAAGTAAATGGCATTCGTGCCGCTTGTAAAATTATGAAAACACGTTATGCCAAGCCTTTTGAAGGCGTGCAGGTCAAGATTCCTTACGAAACAGGTATGAGTCCACATAGCGGACTAGTTGACCTGGCAGAGAAAAAAGGAATTCTCAAAAAAGATGGCAATCGCTTGATGTTTGTAACTAGCGATGGTGAAATTATTAAACAATTCCGCAAGGCCTGGGAATCCAACGAAGATGGTTGCTTGGACAAGGTCATGGCGGACTTTGCCAATCAACGAGAAACAGTAACAACTGAAGAAACAGCCGCGGAGGAATAAGAATGTCAGTAGAACTAGCAAAAGAAATTTGGGCCGAACTCAAGCGGTATGTTAATCCGCAAGATCGAGAGGATGCTGCAGAAACGTTAGTAAATGTTTTAATTGACAATGATGTGTATGCCGACGAAATTAAATCAACTTTCAAAAGTGATAGCGAAGTTAAAAAAGCATTGGCCAGTTATCTTAAAGATCATGAAGAAGAGTATGACGATGAAGAAGAGTATGACGAGGACAACGAAGAGGATGACGATTATTAATGTGGTATAGCAAGGTTGTCGCTGATTTAGGTAACATCCCTGATTTTATAGCCTTCTACGAACAAGAACTAGAAGATGCCAAACGTGATGTCCGTCTTGGCGGACTAGTAGAAAAAAATATTACAGCTCTTCCTGGAATCACCGAGCATCGCTTTAATCAGCTACAAGAAATCGAAGCAATTTTAAATCATCTTAATATACAGTTGCGAAAGATTAGACGTAAACATTTTCAAAAATATTTAGAAGGGTATGCCAGAGCCTTAACCAGCAGAGATGCAGAAAAGTATGTGGATGGCGAAGATGAAGTTATTGATTTTGAAACAATTATCAACGAAGTGGCACTATTACGCAATCGTTGGTTAGGCATCATGAAAGGATTAGATAGCAAATCTTGGATGAGCGGTCATATTGTTAGATTACGGACAGCCGGCATGGAAGATATACAAGTATAATGTTTACAACACTTTCACAAACTCGATCTAGTCAAACTACCCTTGATCAATTATATGAACATGACGATTTCATGTTAAGTATCAGCACATTAATTGATCTTGGATGCGGGCAAGGTCACGATCTTACGTGGTGGGCATCCAGAACCACCAGAGACGATAACCCCGAGCCACTTAACATTAAATGTGTTGGCGTGGATCTTTATGATACCACTATAACAAAAAAATATCATAGTAATATTACATTTCAACAGGTCAATTTTGAAGAATCTATCCAGACCCCCGCTGGAGAGCTTTTCGATGTTTTATGGTGTTATGATGCTTTTCAATATGCATTGAATCCAATTGGCACATTAGGTCATTGGCGCTCTATTGCTAGCACAGGTGCTATGTTAGCAGTAGCAGTGCCTGATACTATTTTTATACATCATCGTCAACTGTCATTTATTCAACCGGCAGGTTGCTACTATCATCATACCATGGTAAGTCTTATTCACATGTTGGCGTTAAATGGATGGGATTGCCGCAGTGGGTTTTTTTCAAAGCGACCCGGAGATCCGTGGATACAAGCGATAGTGTATAAAAGCGAGCACGAACCAATGGATCCAAGAACTACCAGCTGGCATCAATTATCAGAAATGAAATTGTTGCCTGAATCGGCAGATGCCAGTGTTTTTGCCCACAATTATATTAGACAACAAGATTTGGTAGTTCCTTGGATAGATCGCAGTTTAATCGATATGAGCCAACAATAAGATTAAATATCACTATGAAAATAGTAGTCGTAAGCGGTGGATTTGATCCTATCCATTCTGGACATATAAAATTAATCAAAGAAGCTAGGCTTCTGGGCGACCAGCTGATCGTGGGGATTAACAGCGACGAGTGGTTGGCCCGTAAAAAAGGTCGTGCATTTATGCCTTGGCAAGAACGTCTATGCGTTCTAAATAATCTCAGCAGTGTGGATGAAGTTTACACATTTGACGATGAAGATGGCACCGCTGGTCACTTGCTCGAGCAAGTTCGTGCTCACTACCCCGATAGCCAAATCATATTTGCCAACGGCGGTGATAGAACACAAGACAACATTCCAGAAATGAGTGTGGCAGGGGTAGAGTTTGTTTTTGGAGTAGGCGGAGAGAACAAATCCAACAGTTCAAGCTGGATTTTACAAGAGTGGAAGGCACCTAAAACGGAACGTCCATGGGGATATTATCGTGTGCTATATGAAGTGCCTGGCATGAAAGTCAAAGAGCTCACAGTCAATCCTGGTTGCAGTTTGAGCATGCAACGACATTTTAAAAGGTCAGAGCACTGGCAAGTCAGCGAAGGTATGGCGCAGGTAGATACTGAATTTGAAGTGCGTCGATTGCACCTACACGACACTATTGAAATACCAGTTGGCACCTGGCATAAATTATACAATATCACCAACCAGCCCTGCCGAATAGTCGAAATACAATACGGCGATGCTTGCGATGAAGAGGACATCGAACGCCGATGACTCCAATTCCAATTTTTATCGGATATGACCCTAGAGAAGCAGTGGCATATCATGTTTGCGCTAACAGCATTATTCGACATGCTAGTCAGCCTGTTGCTATCATTCCTTTGGCATTAAACCTACTTAGAGACTACGACGAAACACACACCGACGGAAGTAACCAGTTTATCTACAGTCGGTTTTTAGTGCCGCATTTAATGGATTATCAAGGTTGGGCAATATTCATTGATGGCGATATGATTGTTCGCGACGACATTGCCAAACTTTGGAACTTGCGCGAAGGGCACAAAGATGTTATGGTAGTCAAACATGATTATCAAACTCGTTTGACTGAAAAATATCTTGGCAGCAAAAACGAAAACTATCCGCGTAAGAATTGGTCCAGTGTAATACTTTGGAACTGTGCTAACCACCCTAATCGAAAGTTAACTCCTGAGTTTATTCAAAACTCAACTGGTGCATATTTACATCGTTTTAGTTGGTTAGACGATGAGCGTATTGGTGCATTGCCCATTGAATGGAATTGGTTACCTGATGAATTTGGGCCTAACAAAGATGCTAAACTATTGCATTACACACTAGGCACTCCAAGTTTCCATGAGTTTGCCGAGACTCCTCAAAGTGACGAATGGCATCGAGAACGCATGCTTGCAGATTATTGTTTACAGAGGAATACCTAATGTGGGTTTTAGCCACTAGATCAAGAGTTTCCAATTGTCACCGATTCATTGATGCGTGGCACAAATCAAAAGCATCAACGCCAGTTTATGTCAGACTTGATAACTGTGACGAAGTGCTAAATGAGTTGCTGGCCTTACCATGGCCAGCACAGTTTTCAATACATGTAGGGCCTAGAGAAGGCCTTAGATCAGCAATGGAAGAAATGTTTCATGCACACTCTAACGAACCATGGTATGGCCTTTTAGCTGATGACCTAGTTCCGCAAACTCCAGAGTGGGATCGCTTGCTAGTAGAACGTGCAGGCAACAGATATATCTCGTATCCTAATGATCTAGCAAGAAAGACCAAATTACCTACACATCCTTGCGTGGGTGGTGATCTTGTTAGAGCACAAGGCTGGTTTGGATTACCCGTTGTAAGACATTATTGTGTAGACAATGTCTATAAGTATATAGGCGATGAGCTAGGAATAAAATATCGACTAGATAACGTTATAGCCGAACACATTCATTTTTCAGAAAAAAAGACTGGTCGAGATACATTGTATAAAGAAGCTAACAATTTTAAAGATTCCGACGATGCTGCATTTGCGGTATGGTTACAGGACCAAGGTCCTAAACTAATTGCTCGACTACGCAATCAAGGATTTAGTTTGCGTTAACAAATTGACGCATGTGTTGCCAAGCAGACCCATTACTGAGCTCATCAAAACTCCAATGACTCATGGCCAAACGCTCTAACCAGGCTTGCCGTTCAAACGTTTTGGGATTTTCAATTTGACTAAGATCTGTATTAGCAACCGGAAATGCTTGACTATTTTTAGGATTTGGGTCGGTCACAAATACCGGAATACCTTCGATAGCCCCAGCTACTCCTGGACTACTGTTATAAGTGACTACTGCCCAAGCTCCGCACAAATCGTCTGCTAACCTAGGTAACGTGCTGAGTTGCCATCTAGGATCTACTGTTAGATAATGTCGAGCCTGTTTGTCGCCTGGGTGAGCTCGAACCCTAATTGGTCTGTTTGAATATTTTCTTATTTGGGCCACTACTTGATTTAACCAGGTTATTGGCTCTAGGCCTTTCATACTCCACCCACCTAATCGCTGTGTGCATACAAGTATGTGATCCCCTTGGATCCTCCAATCAAGTGGGCATATATCTAGATCACGTTGGAGTTGACGCCACCTATTGGGATCTACAATACTGTCAAAATAATTCCCGGTAGTAGGAAACACCCCATCAAAACTATATCTTAGATAATTTGCAGGATGATTTTTTTGTTTGTAGTTAAAAAGATTACTATCAACAACCAATACTTGTTTGTTAGAGTTACGTTGTTGATCAATCACTTGTTGTCGCAAGGTCAAATGAGGAGCCGTTTTGCCTTGCTCATGAGTCCATCCTTGTATCACAGCTACATCAGCTGGCACAACATTGAACCCGTGATGCACAATACCCTGATCCCCAATGGCATTTACTCCGTTAGCAAATCTTGTCAGTATTTCTCTTTTATTAAAATTTTTGGTGCTGGGCGGAACACCTGATAGGTAACTGACTACACGCATCATTCTTTCCTATCGACCAGTTTGTTCCAAAATTTAGTTCTGGTTAAACTTTTTTTTCCGTCTTTTTCTACTAGAGCAGTTCCTGTAATATAGTTGTGTATTTGTATTTTTAAATGATATTGGTTGATTGCATTATCGGCCGGCAAAAATGTTTTGCTATAGGTGTCTATCAGGATTCTTGCTGCGTGTGGTTTAATTGCATAGCCACAACAGCCCGGCATGCTGGTTTGACGATAATTTTGTGCCTGCGGTTCCCCTGTTGGATTTTCCAAATAATCTATATATCCTTGACTTTTAGTAGGGTGTCCTAGCGCCACAACCAAGACATCTCGGAACTCAACAGGAATAAAAGGTCTACGTAATACAATATCATCTTCCCATATTATAATAGGTTCGCCAATCTCCGCACAATGTTGCCATAATCGGTAATGACTGTAGAAACATCCTTTGACTCCGGGCGTTGATGCTTTTAAAACAGACTTATCGTCAGGGTCGGCCGGGCAGTCAGGTCCTTTTATACCCCACGGATGAAAAACACGACCTTCATCTTCCATCATTTTTACAGCATCATTACCGTAGGTGCCTTCAAATAGTTCTACCCACTCTCCATACTCTTCTAATTGATTTTTAAGGTTAGTTGCGGTAGCCAGTGATGCTTCAATTTGGCTTAAACAGATTATGTAGTTTTTCATTGCCAATAGCTTTCTGATCGTGCCACAATTAAATCTTTTGGCCGACTACGGCCTAAACTTTTACGACTACCTTTAAGATGGTCAAGATATGCACCCCATGGGCCGTTGATTAATGGATGCCCTTCGCCGTTGATCAAGTCTCCGGTCCAATCAAGCTCATGCATTGGTATAATTTTTCTTACCGCATCAAATACATAACTGTCATGCCATTCATGCAGCGTAAAAATACCATGCTCTGCGTAGTCATAATATTCTTGAAACTTTTGTAAAAATTTTAAGCACACCGGCGAACGCAAGTTCATGGCATACAATCCACATTCGGTATATTTTCCACGACGCCCCAAATAACACAGGTCAAATTGACATAATTCATCAAGTCGTTCAACGGTAATGGGACTATGACATACCATATCGGCATCCATCCATAATAACCAATCGCTTTGGCAAGTTTTGACTGCATGAAATATAGCGTATACTTTATGTGCAAATCTCACGGCATCCCACTTGAATCCTTTTCCGGCATC